TTAATGTTACGCGAGCTAACATCTCACGTGCGGTTGCACCTTTGTTTGCTAGTATCGCAATTGTCTGTTCTGGATGAAACAGAGCGTACCATAATAGGTACCCGACAGATGATATAGATTTACCAGATTGACGACACGCCAGTACTATAGAGAATCTGTTATCATCAAAATGAGAAAACATCTTTTCTTGATACGGGTATAAATCAAAATCAACTAAACCATGATCGAGATGTATTACCTTAAGATGTGTCTTTGCAAAGTATACAGGATCTCTAAGGCATCTTGTATACTCAGTGATTTGCTCTTGAGACCAAGCTTCCTGTACACCATCTCTTTTAACGTTAGGATTACCAAGGTAACCTAATTCGTTATTCTTTAGAGTCGCCATCAATAACTTTCATCTTATCTAGTAGCTTACGTTGAAGATCTGCAGTTGACCCTACGAAGATATTGTTTTGAGTCATACTGCCATCTGGCAACATGGGCGAATCCCTGTCCACTTTCTCAACTTTCTTTTTCTTCTCTTGCAACTCCATTAATCTATCTGCAACTTCAGCATTTTGCTTCATCATATTAGAAAGAACTTCAAACGCCCGTGGGTGTTCTGAATCACGAGCAAGTTCCATCATAAGCTCGATTGCTTCGTCACCCTTCTCTGCTAGACTATAATATTTAGCCCTTGCAAAGTCATAGTCATCTTTTACATCGCTCATTAATCATTCCATAATTCTTCAATAGCCGAAATTGGCGAAGTACTAGTAGATGTTCCGCCGCTTATTGTATCTGTAGTATTGAATATACCATTGACACTCTTAGCAGTTAATTTGCCTAACTTTACAGATACCACTACCGCAGTTGCACCTGAGTTATTAGCAGATATTGTTTCTCCAATTGTGAATGCGTTTACACCACCACTAATTGCACCGATCGTAAGTATCACACGATCTGGATCATTAGGCTGGAAGATTGTTTCCACTACAGTATGTGCATCTGCTTCTGCTGCGCTTAATGGATTAACATTAAGGTCTTGTCGTTCTAAAGGCTTAGTGCTAGCAGAGATTACATTATTATAATCTATATTAACTGTTTTAATCAAGCCCTGGCCACCAATACCACCATAAAAATTGACCTTTGTTTCAAAGTCTAAAGTATATATAATTACTCGTCGAGTAGCAAAGTCACCCTCATAGTCATCTGCTAACGCAACTGACTGAAGAACAAAGGGTTGATCTGATCTAAAAGTATTATCTACTTCCTTAATAGACACAGTATAATCTGGTTGAAAGAATGGTAGTATCTGTTCTAATATCTGTAAAGCATCATCCTGATTCTTTGCCATAATATTTAATGAAATACCAAGTGTATATCCTACAGGTCCAAGCACTGTCTTCATTCTATTATTATCAAGAGGATCTGGAAAGGTTTGCTTAATACCTTTTTGTAATTTAGTATTAGGATTATATGCTAGCGATGTTAATTCAAAAGACATGCGTGGCAATTTTAAAGCAATCTTTGGATCGTCTATATCTTTTTGTTGATCTAGTCGTGCAAGGAACTTTTGTTTAGGACCATACGCTAATGGAACCTTTACGATACTTTTTGCTGATCCATCCGTGCCTTTACGTAGCACATTAATGTCATTAAAGATCGTACCGAATACCGCTACAGTCCTGCGAATTGCTGCGTGATAAAAATGATTTCCGAACATTACGTTGCATCTCCAAACGGATTCGATTCAGAGAAATCTATAATATCATCTGCTTCATCCTCAAAGTTAAAGTTACGTGCACCAAGGTCATTGAGGAACGTATTATCTGTTGCAGAATTAGCAACATCGTATACTGCGGTTATTGTGGCAGTCGCACCTGAAGTAATACCTACTATTGAATTACCTACTGCGAACTGTTTATATTCACCGTCAGTTGTTTCTATTTGGTTTATAGTCATTGCAGTCGAAGTAAACGATATAATCTGTGCAGATATATTGACCTCTGCCACGACAGGAGTAACATCTACGCCTGATGCTGCTACTGAGATATACTTGATTCTTTCTCCAGCTTGGAACGTTCCTACTTTAGAACCGTATTCTATCTGCTCTTGATAACCGTAATCACTTTCTATTCCATCAAGTTCTGCGATACCGGTATTAAACTCTTCATCATTAAATTCAAACATTCTAGCCTGAAGTTTAAATACAGGAAGGTTGCTGAGTTGATAGAAAGGTGCTTCATGTTCTACAAAGCTAACTTCAAAGAATGTTTTAGATAGAGGAAGATATATTAAATCTCCTTCCATAGGTCGTTCACCGTTTATATCAGAGTTAAACATGCCTACAGTTTTTGACCATGATCTACGAGCAACAATGAATGTTACTTCGTCTCTAATCTCCATACCAAACTTAGCAAAGATATTACCTTCGCCTTCAAACCCTTCAGTGTTTTCAATAAACATTTCAACGACGTTGGCAGTATTAAATTGTGATTCAGCGTCCTCACCCAAGATAAAATCGCGCTGCATAATCTTGCGTGGAAGGTAGTACACGTCCTGACCGTACATCTTTATGGACTCAATTATGATGTCCTCATACATGAACTGTTCAGTTGATACTTTTGGTGAAAAGAATACATTAGTTGGCATGATTTATCCCACGTAGAACTCAGGAGGCATCTCATATTTGAGTTGCATTTCTTCTTCAATAGCATTGATCTCTGTTACTGCATCGTCATATATCTGACGACCGTTAAGAGTAACACCACCAGGAAGTTGCATACCTTCAAACTTAATTAGGTTTGCGCCCCACTGTTGCTTGATTAATGACGTTGTATATCGTTTTAAAAGCATATCATTATATATTTCAGAATGTGTAGAAGGATCAACTATGCGATAAGCGTCAACTACAATGTAGTCATTAAGTGCTAGATCTGTTTCCCAATCAATATCAAGAAACAAACGATTCATATGACGACTGAATCGCATATGTTCAGGACCATTCATCATCATATCCATGGTAGCGAGATATGATTTAGTTTGTGCAAAGTTAGCAAGGTTGCCACTAAATCCTAAGGCATACATGTCATTGAGATGCATTTGATAGTTTGCATTAAACATACCACCACTCGCACTATTATCATACAACGGGAAAATCCTTTGTACTGATAAGACTGCATCAGGCAATGTGATGTATTCGTTTGTAATATCTGTTGTAGTTATCTGATGCTTATGATATACTTTATAGATTGCATCAGAATGATATTCTTGGTAGAATTGCAGAGCTTCATCAACGCGATCAGAGATTTGATCTTCGTCAACGTTGATTTCAAGTACTGGTGCTCCGAGTTTGCGGAGACAGTAATCGATTAGTGTCTGTCTTGAGTTTGGAGCTGCCATAAAAAAATAGTCCTACAGATTGTGTTTCTATAAGACTATTTATATACTTTTAAAACTCGACTATTCTGGTAATGCTGAGGCTGCGTTACGTTGTGCTGCGGTCTGCACATTAGCTGCTAATACCACAGCATCTTTGTCTGCTGGGATACTGGTGATGCTAGGGTCGGCAGTCATACGAGCCACTTCCATATCGTAGATTTCATCAATAGCTTGACGGCATCGGTTGTGTACTGCGTTCTCTGCCCAATCTTGTGGTGATAAAGCAACGTAGGCCAAACCTTTTTCTTGTGCTGCTGTAAGTGTAATTGTAATATTCATTTTTTTGTCCTTTGTTATCCTACTAACTGTATTGTAAAATTCATATGTTTTTGACCATGAGCAACGGCAGTTCCACCGCTTGCGCAAACGACATTTATGTAATCATTAGCCGCAAGAGTAAATACACCTCCTAGCCCGTATGAGTGCCAACTGCTACTCGCTTGAGATGATTTTTCATAAATTCTAAGTCCTAATGTGTCTGCGCCATTCTTCTTTACTTGAAAATAGGCTGTAACATCATTTTGTTTCATTGAATAAAAATGTATATAATATTTACCTGCTACGGGAACTGTAAATCTGCCATTGCTAGTATTATGGGTGATGCCTTGAACTACCCAATTAAGCATTGACGTTGATGCAAATAAATCTTCATTAGTAGACATACTAAGACCATTGTTATTTCTTGATACGGAGATTATTGGCTGCAAAGGCTTGGTGACTATGCCAGCATTATTAATAGTCATAGCATTAGTCCAGCTTATCGCTGAGTCTGCTGTG